AGCTCCTGCATTTCCAGCAGTTCCAGATACAGTTGTAGTTTGTGCTCCTCCAGCATCAGATTTTATTGCTAAAGGGTGTCCACTATTTGAAGCATCTGCCTGATTAAATATATAAGTTGACCCACGTTTCATTGTAAGAACAGGATTATTACTTCCATTAATAGCAAAAATATTAGATCCACCGACATTAACTACTGTTACTGTGTATGTCACAGTTTCGGCATCAGCAGGATCGGCAATAGTTTCAGTTGTTGTTGTGCTGGTAGTAGTGGTGGGAAAATTAACAGCGTCAATATAACGTGCCAAAGTTCTAATCCTAGTCACAGTAGCTCCTGTTAAATCATTTCCTGTCGTTACCTGATTAACATTTAACAAGATAGCTGTAATAGTTCCAAGAGCATTACTGATAGTCAAGGTAGGTCTAGGAAGTTGACCTTTTTGAAAAGCAAAACCTTCTGCCTGTATCGGCATTTTTAAATATTGATTACCTGCCCAAATAATATCTCCGTTAGCATTTAAACTCGTTCCATTATGAAATCTATAAGTCTGAGCAGAACCATGCAAAGTTGCATCAGTTGTCAAAGTAAATAATTCAATTATTGCTGAAGGATTGATCTTTTGTAGATCAGTAATAATCGGAGCAGTACTCATGGTTCAAATACTTCTCTAAATGTTGCCTGTATTGTAGCTCTATTGTTATATGGTATAGATTTGCTCCATCCTTCGCAAACAAATTCAGAAGATGAACTTTCCCCTGGAGGAGTAAATGTAAAGCTGTCAGAGTCGTTTGCACGAGCATCTAAGAAAGTTTCTATGGTATCTGAGTCTGTCTCTGAAACATTGAAGGTAAAGTTAAATATTTTAGGATTCTGATGTTCAGCTAACCCAAATAATATTCTGTGTTCAAACCCATCAGCGAATCGGATAGTTCTGGTATTTGGTGCGGATCTTTTTTGTTGTCCGTATGTAGGTTTTATTGAAGGAAACGTAGCCATTATGCGAGCATACCTCCTGGTCGTTTTTGTTTAATTAATTCTGATTGTATAGCAACTGAAATCATACGACCAAGTTCTCTACCTTGTTCTTCATCTCCTTCAACAGAAGAACCAGAAGCATCTACATTTACGACTATATTTGTACTACCTCCACCAATGCCAGCTAAATCATGGTTTGGGATAACAGTGCCTCCACTGTTAGGTATAAACAATTCTGGTCCTCTTTCTCCTACGAGTGTAGGTTTACGACCTGGGATGGGACCACCATTTGCTGCTGTGCCAAAATCAAAATTACCTAAAGGGCCAGTTTGAGATACTTGTGGAATTGCTTTGATAGGAGAAAAGATACTTCCTATTAAACCTAATAAACCTTGCTGAAACTGGTTAGCTAACATTCTTGCAGCAGTATCTAAGAAAACATCTGCAATCTTATTCAACATATTTCTAAACGCATCAGCAACTGTCATTGTTCCTTTTATAATTCCTTTGAATGAATCCTCAAATGAAGTTGCCATTACATCTGATATTTCTATTGCCATTCTTATCGGATTTTGCAATGCTTTCATTTCATCTTGCAAATCTTTTACCTTATCGTTAATAGCAGAAAAAGCTAAAATTCCTGATTGTCCAAATTGACCTTGAGCTTCATTGACTAATTCAAGTTGTTCTCTGAGAATTTTTAAACCTTCAATCGTATCTTTAACTGTTTGATCTTCTGTCTCTGCAAATTTTTTATTTAACTTGTTAATACGTTCATCAATTACATCTGCTGTTGTTTTTAATTGAAAACCTGCTCCAATTTGACGGAAAAGACTTACTTGTTTTGCTTGTTCTATTTGATCTCTTTGTCTTGCTTTAATTTTTGCTCTAATTAAAGCTAATTCTATAACCTCTGCTCCATTAATAAGATTTTGTTGTAACAACTGTGTTGCTTGTTGATCTCCAATTTCTTTTCTAGCTTCAAATATTTGTTGTGCTAATTTTGCTTGACGATTTGATCCTCCTAATCCTTGAAAAGCTCCACTATCAGAACCAAATACTTCTACTAATGACTTTCTTAATCTAGGACTATCAAATTCTTTAAAACTTTCTAATAAACCAAAAGCCTCTTCTTTTGTAACTCTAAATCTTTTTGCTAATTCATCAATGTCTTTAGCAATTAATTTACTACCACCACTTGCAGTTGAAAATCTTGCATTTAAAACAGCTAATGATTCATTAAATTTTTGGTTTTTATCAACAGCAGAACCTAAAGCTGTACCGACAATGGATAACGCAAAACCAAATTGTCCACCTATAGCTCCACCTACAAGTCCACCAACTCCACCACCTATTGCTGCTGCTCCTGTTTGTCCAAATAATAAAGGGAAAGCTCCACCAATAGCTGCACTAGATATAGTTCCTCCTATTCTTTTATTTCTTTCTGCTCTTGCGGTCTTTGCTTTTTGTTCTGCTAATTTCGCCTCTGCTTCTGCTTCTTGTTTAGTAAGTAAAATACCTGCTTTTTTAAGAGAAATTCCTTGTCTTTGTGCAATTCTTTGTACTTTTAAAGCTCTATCTCTTTTTTTTAATTCTTTATTAAATTCTTCCTCAACTTTAACAACATTTTTTACTGCATCATCAAAGGCTTTAGTATCAATAGCAGCTTTATTTAAAACTGTTCTTGCTTTGGTTACTTCTTTAGATAAATTATTAAAATTATTTACTACACTTCCTTTCTTCATCCCCATATTTTTATTTATTTCTCTATTAAATTTATTTACATCTCTATTTAATCCTTGTGTTTCTTTTCTAAGGCTTTTTATCTTTTCTGCACCTTTAATAGCAACAGCAATATCTACGTTATAATTAGCCACTTACTATAAAAATTAAAACATTTTCTCTATATTACCTTCTTTTGCCTTTTAAAGCACTAACTCTTTGTGCTTGTTCTTGTTGTTTTTTCATTTCTTCATGCTCTATTTCTGCAAAAGCAGCCCAACCTATCATTTCTTCTACAGTTAAAGTTTCTGAAAGTTCAGCTACAGTTTTTCCTAATTCTTTTGCTAAAGAAAATAAAAACTGCCAATCATTATTAGCTTTTCAATTCGGCTTTAGCCTCTTCAACTCCTCTGGTTTGTCCAGCTTCAATCATAGCTAATTGTATTTCTTGTAATATATTTGCTTCAACTTCTCTTCTTAATGAAGCCTTATCTCCATCTTGAAAAAGTCTTGTACCATCTTTGTCTAATGCTTTTTCAATCATTAAATTTAACGCAAACTCATTTGGATCATCAGAGCTAGTTTTTTTCTGTATTGATTCTCTTTCAGCAATAGTTAATGGATGCCAATAAACAGTAAGAATAATCTCATCATCTTGTTTTACATCATGCTTGTAAAGTTGAGAAACTCCAAACTTGTTTTTGAGTAGGTCTACTGCTCTTGTCATATCAAAATTATATTACTTTACTATATTAAGCGTTAGCGGTAAATTGGCAAGATATTAAGCCAAGAAAGTGTGAAGAGTCATCTAATTCAATAGGAGCAGGGCCAACAATGTCCAATACTCTTGGATCACAACTAAAAGTATCAGTATAGTTAGAAGCATTAACAGAAGTAAGTCCATCAATAACTGCTTCGCCTAATGCAGATAAAGTTGAACTACCTTTTCCTCTGGGAACATAAATATTACATTGAATAACACCAGAATAAAAGTCTTGTGATGCTCCTTGTGTTTGTGTTGTTGCCTGTGCAAAATCAACTGACATAACAATATATTTTTTAGTTTTACCTGGTGTTTTATAAACCATGTTGTCATAAACCATCTCGACAGTATTATCTACTGCTGCAACTGCGTCTGTTACTGCTTTTTCAAAAGCTGCTCTTGTGTTAACTAAAGTCATAGATCAGTATAATCAGCAAATGCTTTCTTAGGATCTGCAAATTGTCCAATACCACCTTGACCACCTTGTAATCCTGTTTCTGCTATGGCAATTCTAGGCTTCTTATCAGTAAATAACTGTTTTATTTTTGGTGCTAATTTTCCCTGAATATATCCTGGTATAGAACCTTGTTTTCTTGGGGAGGCTAAAGCTCTTGCTGCATATTGTGATCTGTTACCAATAAATACCTTAGAAAAAGGTTTAAAATTGTATGATATTTCATTTATAAATCTAGGTTCAATTCTTGCATTCGGATTATTTTGATCACCTTTTCTTGTAGGTTTTATATTACTCCAAGGTGAAAAATCTTCTCTTGGTTGATCTGGTCTAGGTCTTTGAGTACCAGCAGTCCAACTTGAAGCAAAGAAACCAGTATCAACAGGACTATTTTTTTTTGTCGAAAGATCAATAAGTACAGCTTTAACAAATCTATTTAGATCAGATTCTAAATTACTATTTATATCAGGAACAATACTGTCAATACCTCTTGATTTAGCCATTAGAACCTCACCAATATTGTAAACAGGTAAGTCTGCCCACCTTGTCTTGTATCTATATTAACTATCTGTGCCACCCTTGTAGATCCAGCATAAGTTAATGTAATCTCATCATCAAAACTAGGTTGATTATCGTCAATTAAATCAGGTGTAATATAAACTTTCGCTTCTCTTCTTTCCCTACCATCATCTTCTGTAGAAATCACAAACTCAACAGGAGCATCAAAACTATAAGTTGTATCGCTTGTCGAATATGCACCCGTGGCTGTGTTATAAGTACCAGATGCTTTTCTTGTATAAACAATAGAAGAATCAAAAGAAGCTCCCAAATCAGCGACAACTTGTTTTGCTACTTCTTTGAATAATGAATCTAATTGACCTGCCATTATCCTCTAACCACCCTTAACTGAAAACTACCAGCACCACCTAGTACATAAGCTCCTAAATAACTTTGTAACCACGGGTAAACATCAAATACATTATTAACAGCACCACTTCCCTGACTATCAGTATTATATTTAACCTGTATATCTCCTAGCTTTACTTCACTAAAGTTCCCATCCTTACCAGTAGTACCAGTAATAGCTCCTGTATCATTTGCTAATGCCCTAGCTAATTCATATTGTGCGTATTTAATATTATTAGGAATTAATGAACAAGTTAACTCAACTCCATCTACCTGATAATTATTTCTTGGAAACTTTAATGCCTGTCCATCATCACATCTATTTCCATAATAAACCAAAGTATCAATCCATCTAACAGCAGATATTAATGATCTTTTTTTCTGATCGTCTGTTTTATTTGTCCAAGTTGAAGAATCTGGAGAAGTATCAAAATAATCATTAGCTTCTGTCAATGTGACATAACTATTAGCATTAGCTCCTTTTATTGTTGCGTCTATAGTTGCTGCCACGATCTATAAAGTAATTTAGTTTTATTGTAGCGTAAAGAAAAAACCCCACCAATAATTGATGAGGTTCTTTACTGCTTTGTCTTGCAACTTGATAGCACTAAGGATTAGTACCTGTATCAAGTGGTGTATTAACAATCAGTTCGACTATAGGAATTAAATCCGCATCGTATGTAATTGCCCAGTTGTTGTCATTAGCCAACAGAGCATTAGTTGGGTTGTCAGCAGCGTTAGTCCACTTAGTTCCCATAACGTGATAAGCACTATGGTAATCAACAGACATTACATCTTGCTTAGATAAGATGTTTCTATCTGATTCAATGTTTAGTGGAGACTGTTCGCCTTCAAGAATTGTTCCTGACTTGATTAAGTAGCAACGGAACTCTTTCTGATGACCTGTTGTACCAGGCTGAACTGTATTAACTTGTGAGTCAATAACAACATTCATTCCAGCAAACTGACCGATGCTTGTTTCACTAACACCGACACCGCCACCACCCCAAGTTACTGCACCACCAGTTGTGAGAGCAGATGTTGAGAATGTAAGCATACCAACTTGATATAAGTAGTAAGCAACAGATGGATGAACAACTAGAGTATCTAGCTCATCTCCTCTTGATCCAAGAAGTGATCTTCCTCTTGCAACTGTAGAAGCTGTTAAGAAGTTATCAGTATCAGCACCAGAAGCAGCACCCTTAGATAAATCTAAACAGTTTGCACCTAATGGTCCGAAAGTAGATCCGAACAAACCATCTAACAAGCTGAATAGTCTTGCAGAGTTTAGCTTGTTGATTGCATCTGCAATTTGGTTTCTGATGTGACCCATTGGATCTTCACCAGCAGCCAATACAGCTACATCATCAACAGCATACGCAAAACCTCTATGACAGATAGTTGCGATCTGTGTTCCTGTACCAATCTTTTGTGGTGTCAAATAACCAGCGTTACTTGTACCCCAAGTTGCTGTACCATCTAAAATTTCTTCAGTTGGTGCGATTGGGTTGAACTCTGGAACTTGTATTCTTGTTCCACCTTCTGTTGCGTCAAGAAGTGAATTTCTTACAACAGCACCAGATTTTAAAAATGCACTACGTTCTTTAATTGCTTCGGAAACGTATGTGCTGAGATTATTTCTCTTAACGATATCCGCTAGTAGGACACCGCCAGAATAATTCTGAAACGGAGCAGCCATTCAGATTTACCTTTTTAAGTTTTG